TCAGGAATGGTTTGGGCTCCTGTAGATGAAAAATTTGCTCAAGACGTAATTGAGGAATGCGCAGCTTTTCCAAATGGCCAATACGATGACTATGTAGACAGCATGACCCAAGCTGTGCTAAGATATCGACAAGGCGGATTTGTACAAACCTACTCTGATGATTGGGACGATCCACCATTAAAATTAGAAAAGGAATATAAATATTATTAGTATTAAATATGGAAGAAGCTAAAAGTTATAAAAAATATTTAAAAGGTTTAAAATCTGCTACATCAGGAAAAGGATCTAAAAATATAAAAATTAGAAAACTTATAGGTATTGCAGGAATGGGCCTTGGAGATATTCAAGGACTTATAGTAGGAAGATCAGCAACAAAAAAAAGAACAGGAGGAGCTATGCTCAAAAACCCAAAAAAAGCAGATTTAGATAAAGACGGAAAATTATCCGGTTATGAAAAGAAAAGAGGAATGGCAATTGAAAAAGCAATGTCAGGAAAAAAATTTGGTGGTGCTATGAAAAACAAACCTATGAAAGCAGTATTAGGTGCAATAGCTTTAGGTGCCGCTGGTGCCTTGGGTGCAAAAAAATTATTAAAGAAAAAGAAAGCAACTGCCAATCCTGGTAAAGGACCTATTAGAAAAGGAATTATGGGAAATTTAGTGGAAGAAAAAAAGAAAGAATTGATGATGGGTAAAGCAAGAGGTGGTGGTATGATGAAAAAATATAGAAAAGGTGGCGGAGCTGATACTGGTACTGCTGGAGAAAGTAGAAGTCGATTTGGTGTTGCTAAAAATAAATTAAAAAGATTAGGTAAAAGAATAGGGCGAGGAATGGGATCTCCTATAACATCAGGAAGAGAAATGGCAGATAAACTTAGAAATAAAATTGCAATGTCACAAAGAGATAAAAAGAAGGTTCAAACTAGAATGGGTGGTGGTTTGGCTGCAGCCACAAAAAGACTTAAGGCTCAGGGTAAAATGGGTGGTGGTATGATGCAAAGACCGATAGGTTATGATAAAGGTGGAATGAAAGGTAAAAAGAAACCTATCATTAAAATAGCTATTGGTGTAGGTAAAGCAAAAGATTATCCTGGAATTAAAAAAATTATGGAGATGAATAAAAAAGGTAAGAAAAGATTTAATACCGGAGGTTCAGTAACTGTAAGCTCTAAATTGGGTAGAACTAAACCAACAAAACTTTATTAATTGATTCTAGGCCATTAAAAGGCTAGACTAAATTTATGGCTGTTGAAAAAGATAATATTGAAGAGATATCAGAAGAAGAAAAGGTTGAAGAGAGCGAAGGTTCACCAATCATAAATGAAGCAGTAGATGAAGTATCTATTGAAGGTGAAGAGGCTCCAGCACCAAGACCACAAGATGATTTTAACGCAAACCTCGCAGAGTTTATGGATGAAAGAACTTTGCAGAGAATGGGTAGTGATTTAGTTGCTGAGTATAAAAAAGATAAAACTTCAAGAAAAGAATGGGAAGATGCATACATTAAAGGTTTAGACCTTCTTGGTACTAAGTATATGGAAGTTACAAAACCTTTTAAGGGAGCTTCTAATGTTACACATCCACTTCTTGCTGAATCAGTTACGCAATTTCAAGCACAAGCATATAAAGAATTAGTCCCTTCTGATGGTCCTGTAAGAACACAAGTTGTTGGATTACAAACACCTGCAATAGAAGAACAAGCAGATCGTGTAAAAGATTACATGAACTACATGCTTATGGAGGAGATGGAGGAATACACTACCGACATGGACAGCATGCTGTTCCATTTACCGTTATCCGGTAGTAGTTTTAAAAAAGTCTACTACGATGAAATCGTAAAAAGACCCGTATCAAAATTCA